GATGGAACCAAAACGGTGCAGTAATACCAGGTTATGCAGAGGTTCAAAACGGTAGTGCTACAGTAAATAAACGTGGTGGTGTATGGCAAATAAATGTAGCAAATAGAACAGTATCGCTTACATTTATTCAAGAAATTGCACTAAACGATGTTGTGAAAGTTCAACTAGGAGCAAAAGCAGGTCAAACTTGGCAGTATAGTAGCAAGAATGTAGGTGTTGGAACCCAAACTGTGCCAAAATATGAGGTAGGTAATTTCCAAACACTACAACTAAAATCACCTACTACATTTGATAAGACAAAAACACAATTTATTAATAACCAAGACCAATACAAGTTGACATTTGCAGATGATAGTTATTTGAAGTTCCCACTTAAAAATATCTTGGAAACTGCTACATAAATAAATATAGTTGTTGGAAACATTAAATGAGTAACATTAACCCTAATAATATCAATGCTGCATACCCTGTTGCTGGTGTAGATAACGACAGTCAGGGATTCCGTGATAATTTTACAAATATCAAAAATAACTTTGCGTATGCACAAAGTGAACTTAATGATTTACAAAGTAAAGCTATTGTAAAAAGCGCACTCACTGGAACAACTTTGAACAACAATATGGGTGGCACACTCATGAGTAGTGCGCAAATCCAAGATTTTCGTGAAACAGAATATGACAATGGTATTATTTCTACCAATGTTACACTAGATCATAGTCGTGGTCACTATCACAAAGTCCAAACAAATGGAACTATTACTCTTGCATTCAGTAACTTTCCTGCAGCAGGCACAGTTGGTCGCATTCGTCTTAAAATAAATGTTACAAGCACAAGCCACCGTGTTATTTTTCCAAGTGCTGTAAGTATTGGAACAAAGTATTTACAAGATTATAATCAAACAAATAATAGCGTTGGTTATACACAAAGTGGCACTGGCATTTATTGGTATGAGTTTGTAAGTGATGATGCTGGTGTGACTATTACTATATTCCCATTAACTCGACCACGTACTAATCCAGATTATATCTATTCCAACGTAAGCAACGGCGCAAGTGCAACAAACACTACAAACGTAAATGTTATCAGTAAGTTAATTCTTGATAATGGTGCAGCAGGTGCTCTTGCAAATGTAAAGGTTACATTCCCAAGTTATCCAATAGATGGACAATTTTTAACATTAAGTTCTAATGTGACTGTAAGTAATCTTTTCTTGGTTGGTGGTAATGGTATCAATGGTAATACAACAACATTGACCGCAAACACTCACCTTGGCTACACTTTTGTAAACAGCGTGGGCAAGTGGTTCCGCACACAAGTTTAATATTGACTCCTGATACATTACTAACTATATTATATCAGGAGTATTTTAATGACTGATCTCAAACTTTATCAAGAATTTGTTACTGTAGTAACTAGTGAAGAAAGCAAACACAATTATGCTTTCCTAGACAGATTTGATGTTTTAAGCAACTTCCAAGATGACAGAACAAAGATTAATACTGCGCTATTGCTAACCGCTGGCATGGGTTTAAGTGCTGAAAGTGGTGAATTTAATGAAATTATTAAAAAGATGTTTTTTCAAGGTAAACCACTTAATGAAGAAAATGTATTTCATATGAAACGTGAGTTAGGTGATATTATGTGGTATTGGGTCAATGCTTGCACAGCACTGGGACTTGATCCAAATGATGTTATTAATGAGAATGTTAAAAAATTAGAAAGTCGTTATCCAGGTGGTAAATTTGATGCGTGGCACAGTGAAAATCGTAAAAGTGGTGATCTATAATGCATCCGCTTATGGGTGATTTAAACAGTAAAACACTTGATGAACTACTAGAAACAGTTAATGGGCTACACAAGAAAATGGCATGGCTAAGTCGCATGGGTAACAATGTAATGATACAGCAAATGCGCAATGTTGTAGATACCTATCAAGAAGAAATTAACAAACGTTACCGTGCAGAAGCAGATGCAGCAAAAAAGAATCCGATTTTAAAAGATAGTTTGGACGTAGGATGAGTGAAGCAAGTTGGCAAGCAAATTTCACTGCTATAAATTGTTATAAAGACCTTCTTGAACCATGCAATTATAGTATCAGTATAGATTTTAATGACCATTCACAAGAAGAAGAAGACCCTTATACATGTTTTGGACGTATCCGAAATCTTATTAAAGATTTGTATCAAGATTCAATATTTGTTTATTTAGGAAATCCATTGCTTCCTACTTTACATAAAAAATTTAGTTCCCGTATTGTAACATTGCCTTATGCTCCCAATAATTTTGTAATTGCTGTTGTTACTTGGTATAAAATTTTAAGTATTACACAAGGACGTATAACACTTGAACATATAGGTGTTTCATGTGATAAAAGCGATGATATTACAATACATGTTGACCAAGACATTGTTGCAGATGATGAACTTATGGCTGATTTAGCTTTTAAAAATTGGGGACGACCAGCATGGTGGTTTAGAAATACTCCTACTACATGGGATATACCAATTGTAAAAAATAACGAATCTACTGTTGTATATGATGAAACTGAATGGCCAGAATATTTGCAGTGGCAGAAAAAACCTGTTACAATAGATAAAAAGAAATCAAAAAATAATATCATTCCGCTAAAAAAATGGAAGCCAGAGGTTATAAAAGGTGACAAAAACTGACGAGTATGGTCGCAGTATAATCAGCGATAGCGAGTTAGCAGAACTACTTTATGTAAATCCGCAACTTGCTATTAATGATATTGAAATTATTGATCCAGAAAAGTACAATTCTGCCATTAAAAGTTTATATCTTGATTATAAACCATTAAAAAAACTCGCAACACTTAATGGCACACTAGTAGAATATCATGCTAATAACCAACAAGAATGGTTTATGCCACAAGAATATAAAGATTTGGATATTGCAAAATGGGTTTTAGAGCAGTGTGCAGATCAAAATGAATTACAACGTGCGGGTCAAGAACTTATAGTCTATGCTGAAAAAAATTTATTACCGCTACTACAATATTTAAAATATCTTGTTGACATAATGCGTAGCAATAATATAGTATGGGGTGTTGGTCGTGGTAGTAGTGTAGCAAGTTTTGTTTTATATTTGATTGGTATTCATCGCATACATAGTTTAAGAAATAATTTAGAGTTCACGGAATTTATGCGTTAAATACGCAAGGAGTTAGGTTTAATGCATCGCACGGCAAATGGAAGATATTTAGATATTAATGCTTTAAAAATACAACAAGAAAGAACTATCGCCGTAGGCAATAGCAGACAAAATGCACGTGGTGATATTCTTGGACCAGGTGGACAAGTTATTGAAACAAAGGATCAACGTATGAAAGAATATTATAATGCACAAAAAGGTAGTCCATTAAGAGACGCACCAATTTATAATACAGTTGATGAAGCAAATGCTGCGGCGGTAGCAGATATTTTTGAAACTCCTGATGTTTACAATAATATTACAAACTCACAGGAAAATTCTACACCAGTTGAACCAAATACACCACCACCAACGACTGGTGGTGTTAGTGATGCACTAGCACGTAGCCAAGAATTAGCAGAACGTTTGCGAAACCAGAGACGCAGAATATGACAAAACTCAACAAAGCAAAAAGTAGCCTACATCATATACACGAAGATTATCGTAAAATCACACCAACCAAAAACAATGTTCTTGTTAAGGACATGGACTTTGGTGAACGCATGACACTTGGTGGTATCATAATTCTTGATGATGATAAGAAAGGCCAAGGTATTCGTCCACGTTGGGCGCAAGTAGTGGCGGTTGGTAGACTACAAGAAGACGTAAAACCAGGCGAATATATCCTAGTTGCACATGGTCGTTGGACACGTGGTCTTGATATGACAGATGAAAACGGTGAAACTACAACTGTTCGTCTTGTTGATCCAAAAGACATTCTTATGAGCAGTGATGAAATGCCAACAGAAGATTTAACTTTTGGCATCAACCCAACTTACTAAAATATTTGACATTCCTCTAACTTTATGTTAGTCTACTTGCATGATTACAAATTATCTTTGGA